GGTTCAAACGGAGGTACAGGTGGCTTTGAGCCCTTAGAGCCTCTTTTAAACATGTCTTTAAAAAACTTATCCATGTCTTCATTTTCATGCTTTGGATTTAATCCAGCACTATTGTACTTTGCAAACTCAGTCGCAAATATGTCTTTTGGATGGGCTCTCTTGAAATCGGTTCCGTTTTTTTTCATTGAATTTATAGAACCCTGGAACGAACCTTTTTGAGATCCAGAAAATTCTTCCCATATCTCATAACCAATTTTTTTAAAAAGATCGTTCTTTAATTTATCAAGTAACTTTGTTCTTCCTTTTTCGTCTGTTGCAACCAGACTTGTTGCCATGTCATTTATCTTGTCTTGGCTTAAAACGTTTTTTTTGTTTTCAAACTTTTTTTCATAAGTGCCTTTTGGATTGTGTGCTTCATAATATTTCCTAAGAAGCATATTGGACCTATAAATCGAACCACCTATATTCCTCTCAGCGTTTGATCTTGTGTATGGAGATGGAGGTGAGTTACTGCCTAAATTCGGAACTTTGACAGGATCTGTTGTTGAAGTTTTAGGTTTTTTAGCCCTTGTCTTGTTAACTTTCTCAGCTATGTCTTCAGACTGATTAACCTCAAACATCTTACGCATACTCTTCATCTCTGCTTCCATTCTAATCTTTGCAAGTTGCATTTTTGCAAACAATGGCTCAGTATCTATGTCAAGAGTCAATCCGCTCGCTATGCCTTGTAGCGACTGCATTGCGTAGAACAGGTTTTTCTGCGTTTTCCCGACGCTTTCCTTATCAAGCCTTATCTTGATATCTATTGAATTTTCTTTTAATGATATAGCTCCCAAAACCCTCTCTATCTCTATCTTATCGATAGCAGAAAGTTTGGCCCTAATATTAATTGGATTGGCTGCATATCTTTGTTCGATTCCTTCAAGCTGTGCGTAGATGTAGCTTACGTCAAGAGTGGCCTTTATTATAAGCTCCTGGTCTTTGTACATGCGCTGCATTTTTTCAAAGCCTTTAGATATGCTGTCGATTTTCTTTATGTTGTCGTCAAGAGTCTCTAACGATGATTTTTTGGCTCTTGTGCGACCAGTAGGCTTTTTGCTTATGCTATCAATCGTTGTTTTTGCTTCAAGCATAGATGCTTCATCGATCTCTACTTTTATTTTAACTTTTGGATCTATTGAGCTTATAGACTTTTTTACAATGTTTTTCTGGTTCTCAGAAATTTCTTTGATAGAGATTTTTGTTTCTGCAGCTATGTTCTTTATCTGTTTCTTTATCTCTGGTACGCTCGTGCTGTCTAACTCAGCTTTAACCTTTATGGTTGTTTCTTTTTCAATGGCTTCAAGCTTGTTTGAAGTTGCATCGAGCGCGTCGTTTAACCTACCAAGTGCGCCTGCTGCTTGCTCCGTTGAGATTGTGATTTCAATATCTGACATTTTTTAAACCTCCGTCTATAGTTCTTATAATAAAAAAGGCAGGAGAGAATATCCCTCCTGCCCCGGTCACTTTTTGTTTCGTTGTCTTTTTCGTTCAGAAGCTTGTTCAGATTTTTGCTGTTGTATCTTTACAAACTCATTGTCAACACTCGTAACAATCTGTCTGAAACGTTGTCTTTCTTCTGCCGATACAATATCGTTTTCGGTCATATACGCAGAGATTTGATTATAGGGTATATGACCGATCGACATACCAGATTGCCTTGACGATGATAGTTCGTTAAATGCCACCCAATATTCTATTGCATCAGAAAACGGTTCAGGTTTGTTTTCTATCGCAGATGGAAGACCCCGGCCATTCTCTTCCATGGCATAGAACTTTTCCATCTGCGCTTCTGTAAACTTACAGGCAAACCTGATAACGTCGATTAGTTTTTTGTTAGTTCCTCGACCTCATCGGCCTGGAACTTTGCAAACTCGTCAGCGTATCCAGAGATTTCCTCTTTCAACTCCTTAAGTGTGGGATCTGACAGAAGTGACATTGCCTCATCAATACTGAACGGAACGTCTGTTCCATCAGTTCCGGGCATGCCAGACCAATCAAGAAGGATTGTGTTTGCAATCAACTCATTGGTGATATCGTCCTGAGCAGACTGTGGAATGTCTTTCCCTTTCCGCATTGTTTTTGAGTAAGGCTTATAGAGCTTTTTAAGTAGCTTTTCATACTTGGGATTGCCAGCCTTAGCGATCCTAACCTTTACTCCATCGAGCAGAACAAGAGGAAACCATACGCCCTCAAGTTCTTTCTTAGGATCAATTCCATAACTTTCTTTCACTTTCTCTAAATTAATTCTGCTCATAAAAATCACCCCGTCCTTTTCTTGTTTTAATATTGGAAAAAAAAATGTTAACAATAAGGCCATTGAAATAGAAAAAACAATTATCATCTCACAGCCCACTACCCACCTATTGATGTTTATCCCCCGAGGTTGTTTTGTGCTTGGACTTACAAAGAATCGGGGGCTTCTCATGCCAAGCAATTTAGTTCATACCGCTGTTAATTATAAAATCTATCGATCTGGATACTTGTTTGATATCCGTCCGGAGAACCTACGCCATGATTTTTATTGTCATAAATAGCTGCCCACTGCATTTCTTCCACAAGATCCTGATCATTGCCACCGGCATTCATGCTTGAGCTTGAAATTGCTACTCTCGGAAAAGAGAATACGTACCCTTCATCATCTTCATTAAACACTGAAAATGACAACGGAAACTCTTCACCTGATAGAAACTTTTTATACATAAGCGACGTTGCAAAATAAGCGCTCATATTTCCAGTTACACTCAACTGACCTGCCATTGTCGATACGTTACCCATAACTCCAATAGCCTGTGCCCCTCTTACTCCGTTGGAAAGACTGAAATCTATTCCCTGGAAATAAACTTGGTCATCAGCATCTTCGCCAACTGCATTGATATTTTGACCAGCAAGTATTACCTGTTTGATATGAGATACGGCATTAAATCCATTGAATTTAATTGGTACTAAATGTTCAGTCGCTCTCGAACCAGCCTGAACATTATAAAGTGTTCCATTCTGTTCAATAGCTGGACCTGTTTCATCAGAGTTAAAGATGGTTGAGTTTTTTCCAATGAAGTCAAAAGAGCCTGTCATTAGTGAAGCACTCTGAGCGTTTATGCTCATTGAATTTACAAGATTTCCTGTATATGCAAAAAACTGCCGTGGATTAAGGTCAGAATGTTCTCGCTCAAAACAAAACTCTTTACGTTTCATAATTGCTGCAGAGCCGTTTTTAGGTGCTCTTGTCATTGAACCCGTAAGATGGCAAGTCATTCCTGTTACATTTGCAAAAAAAGGACTTACTCCATTTATGTCATAAGTAACTACAGAGTCATTTGAAACCCACGTTTTTACCTGAAACACGCCCTGACCAGATAACGGAAGTGTGTCTGTTCCTGATTTTCTTATCTTGAAAAATTGGCCTTCAACAATGTTTGTAAAAGCACCTACTGCTGTTACAGTTCTCGTATCTTTAACGATAGTAACCATTCCAGCAAATGCAGTTGTTGTTCCCCAATCAGCCCAAACAGCACCGGAAATAAGATCATCAAAAACTTTTGGCGCAAATTCAATCTGAATACCGCCAGATGTGTCAAACCCTGTCTGCAAATTTTCCATTACCTGCCGACTTGAGTTAATGTTCTGGCTTGAGATGAACTGACTTGAAAACTGGAAGCTCTCCCCGGTCATTGGGATTTCTCTTACTGTCGCAGTTACCGTGTTGTCATTGGCTGGTGCGTTCGATCCCATCCTAAGGATCGTAAAATTTGATGAACCAATTGTTACGCTCATAATCGTACTCCGTTCTTACTTTTTAAAAACAAGAGGTTTTCTTTGGGAGAAATTACCGCTTATCTATTTGATAACTAAAAAGCTATTCAATCACTGAAAAGCCATTTGTTCTCAAAAGTTAGAACAAAATACTACAGAGTATTTCTTTGTGCAAATTCCGACATTTTGATCAAGTTCTTTCTATGAATTCATCAGACATAAACCCAAAGTGTATTGATTTTGAAGCCCATCCATTATAGTCTTGTCTGTCATGAACTGACATTCCAACTATCTTTATATTGCCATTGTTAAATGTCTTTCCCAAAAAAAGAAGCTTTATCTTGTCCATTATACGGTACATATCTGCTGGACCATCTTCAGTTCTGGCATAAATTTGAAATACCAATAAGCTACCAATAGTTCTAAACAGTACGCTATTTGCTCCCATGTTTCTTTGTTCTGTTTTGCCTTGAGAGATATAAATCCTTATCCATGGCAATACACCTAAAGTTACTTGGTCGTTTGTCTGGATTGTGTCAAATCTATATTGGGTTGTTTCGCTTTCCCAACCATCTATAAACGCTTGATACAATCCTATTCTGTCGTTATCTATACTCATACTTTTTTCCGATTTTGAATCATGTACATTGTCCTTTCGAATGTATGATATCCATCACTTCGCCATCCCAATCCTATTTCAACTT